GTTGTTGACAAGGGTAGGAGAAGGGACTACTATTGTGCTTAATGGTGATTCGCAGCAATCTGACTTGAAAGAGACAGATGGTTTGTCGAAGGTGATCCATCTAGCAAAGAAGCATATGTTGCCTGTACCAATCATAGAGTTTGGTGTAGACGACATCATCAGGTCTGACATCTGCGCCCAGTGGGTTAAGGTGTTCATGAAGGAGAAACTATGAATGATTGGAGTGAAGCCCCGATGATAACCCCAATGTCCCTAGAGGAACGACAACGAGCCAAAGAACGTGACAACGTAAACAACCCTGCACACTACGGTACAGGTTCTATTGAGTGTATTGAGTACATCAAAGACTTCCTGACAGACGAGGAACTGATAGGATACTACCGTGGGAATGTAGCTAAGTATCTACACCGATGGCGATACAAGAATGGTGTCGAGGACTTGAAGAAAGCCCGATGGTACCTAGAAGCACTAATACAACAACAGGAGCGTAAATGACCATAACACTAGTAGAGGGTATCTTATTGGTAAGCCTCTTGGTTAATGCCTATTGCATACGTAAGATCACAAAAGCAGAGGCCGACATAGAAATGCTGTATGAAGGTACAGCCATGTGTATGAACAAATTAGGTCTATCAGAAGAGTAGACACAAAAAAGCCCCCTAGGAATTAACCTAGGGGGTTCTTTAGTATCTGGGGGTTAGTATTCTATTCTTCTTCGTCGGAATAGTTTAAGTATTCCCCTACCTATCTCTGAGGGGCTAGGAGCAAGCCACCCAAGCACTAAGAGTATTAGTAGTAGGGGGTCTAGTTCAGATATGTTTGTCACACTGTTGTCCTGTTGTACGTTCTCTACGGGACCTTCTGGTCTTAGGACAGGCTTAACTGACCTATCGACGTTTGTGGTGACACCTTGGTAGTTTTCTTGTCCTACCTGTGTATTTGCAGCTACGTTAGTCCCACCAGTGGGAATTAAGGACGTAAGTCCACAGCTAGATAATAATAGGATCAGGGCCAACCATCTCATTTGCTCATAGCTACCTTGTTACCCATAGGCTTACCAGCCATATAAGCTGTAGCACCCATGTAAGCTGCAACGACACCAGTCTGTGCAATGTAGAATAGACCTAGTAGATCAGCTAAAGCATTTACACGTGAGTCTGACAGTGCAGGTGTGAATAGGAATATGGTAAATATAATCATCATACCCATAGCTACCCAAGCCATAAACTTCTGTGACTCAGCCTTTTCTTCACGTAACTCTACTTCGAGCATACGTTCTTTCATAGCTATTTCTTCTAGTGTGACTTTACCGTCACCATCAACATCAAAGTCAACTACCATCTAATTTCTCCGCTATTCGTCGGCTAGTAGTGATGATAACGATCTTACCACCCTTGTCGTAAACTATGTACTTATTACCGACTTTTTCTATCATCTCATTGTGTAAACTAAGAAACCTAAACCTACAAAGAATATAAGCAAGAGTGTACCTGTGATAGTCCAAGTAATAATAGCTTCTTGTAATTCAGCCTTACGGTATTCTTGTTCTCTTTTCTGCTTACGTATCTTTGCCTCTATAGCCACTAGTTCATCCCATGCTGATGGCCCCATTACAAAGGAAATATAATCCTTCAACTCTTTTCTCATGGCCTCTGCTTTACGCTTTGCAGCAAAAACAGCCAAGGCTTCTTCTTCTACTGACCCACTTAGTGACTTCCACCAAGGTGGGTTCTTTACTTGTTTCTCAGCTTGACCTAGGTCAGACATACATCCCGCCCACTGTGTTAGTTGGGAAGACATGTCCTGTAAGTCCTTGCCTACAGCAAACCCTTTCTTGAGGGCGTTAAATGCAACTGTGGCACCACTGATAATCGTAACTGGGTCCATTGTATCCCCCTATTTTGCAAAGGCATCATTAAGAAGGATAATCTCTAGTTTCTGTACTTGTAAGGTTAGTTCATGAGTTGTACTTATATTCCAACCCAGTAAACCAACTAAGGCTGCAAATAGCACCCCAACCAAGGCTTTACTATCCATTTATCTATCTCGCAGTGATTGTTCTATACTGTCGAGTTTTAGGAATATTGCTCTAATGGTTTCTTTCATCTCTTTCATTTCCCTGTCATAGGAAACTTTAGATGACTCTAGTTGTGATTTAAGTACAGCTATCTCTGTTTCATGTTTATTGCATCGGGAAAACAGGTGCCATACGACGACTATAACAGGTGCAACAAGCCACTGCATGATAAGGTCAACCATTTCGTACATGACTAACCTATTCTACTGGATACGAGTTCCAAGACAACTCAAAGTGTGGACCATCAGGAAAATTCTTCCAGTCAGCACCACACGTGATGTCTATACCTAACTCTTCTGCTGCCGCTTTCATTGCGTCTACGATAGGGTAAAAGTATTCCCAGTCCCACGACACAGGATAAGGCACTAAGTCTACTGCATGACCTGTCAGATGTCGTGAGTTCATGGTTGTAGACTTACCTGTCTTCACTAGTTCTCGTTGACGGTTGATGTGTCGTATACCCTCAAGCACAGAGAAGTCTTGCTCAGACAACTCAATCGCCCGTGATACTACTGCTACCATATCGGGGTGAACACCCGACAGCTTTTGTTTACTACGTGTTCCTAGTTGGTATCCCATAATATCCTCTTATGATGGTTGTGTAGGCCAAGTTGGATTGGCAGGGTCTGTTGTATTTGCTGGTAGGTCACGTAAGGCTTGACGATACGTGGCCCACTCTTGTTTCTTAGCGTCAGTTAAAGGGCTGTCTGGCATTTGTGTCCAATCGGAAGATACCAAGAGAGCGTCCCTTTCTTGTCTAAACTGTATTGCGGCAAAGGGTGCATTTTCTGCATCAATTTCTAATTGTGTCTTTTGCCTAAGAGTGCCACCATCGACAACCATGTCATGAATTTCACCAATGTTAAAGTCCCCCTCCAAAAGAAATTCGTTTATATTATCAACAGTAGGTAGGGGGACATTTTCTCCCGATGCTGCACTTGTTATTTTACCATTTGCGTCATAGACAATATACTTTACCATAACTCTACCTCTTTAACTGAATAACGTTGCACCTAATTTGATTGGGGGTGGCACTCACTGAACTGCTATTTGTACTCATTTTAACCTGTAGGCTGAGAGTGCCTGTTGAAGTTGCAACAAATATCCCGCCTTGAGAAATGCCACCTCTAGACCCTGTCCTTGAGGAATTATGAAGAATAGAGGAAGAAAAACTTGTCCCATTAAGAAACGTTTTAAGGTTTAAAAAGCTAGAAACAGCAGTCCAACCTGAAAGGTTAAACGAACTAACAGACGTTTCAATAAAGAATTTGTCGTTAAGCGTTGCTGGTAGAGAAAACGTAGCAATTGTAGTGTCGCTTTGTCCGCTTATAGCTGACCCCCCAGCATTATAAAACCTTTGTTCATCAGAAATAGCCGCCGCAGCAATCTGTGTAGTATCGACACCAGCATCTTTAATGATAAGATTATTACCAGATTTACCAATAGTCAGGTCATCTACAATAATACTGTTAGCTGTAATAGTGTTAGTAGTAATAGTACCACCATCAATAACGGTACTGCTGTCTGCCAAAGCATCATTAAGGCTAGTTGTACCACTTGCATTAGTAAAGGTAACTAGACCATTAAAGTTAAACAACTGAACTGCGGATGTTGCACTTGAACCAGTGCTTGTACTTGCTTCACCAGTGCTATCTACATACGTCACATCACTGTAAAAATAGTCATTGGAACCAGCAGCATCTACAGTTGGTGCAGCAGTAGACCAACTTCCTACAGTAGCTGTCGCAGTACCAGACGACCAAGTATAAGTAGAACCACTAGCAAGACCTGACACACTAGGTGTCGATGCGGCCTCTTGGTAGTATCTTACTACAGCATTTCTTGATCCAGTGTCTCCTTCTGGACCCTGTGGACCCTGTGGACCCTGTGGACCCTGTGGACCTGTCGGTCCATCCTCGCCGACAAACTTAGTCCAAGTACCAGTAACATTGGCAATAGCAGGTAAAGTCCCTGTATACTCATAGTAAAGTACAAAAGTAAGAGAACCAGCAGTATAACTCTTGTTAGTACCATTAGCGTCAGATGCATAGACAGGAACAATAGATGTACCATCTGCTAATGCATCTTGTGTAGTTGCAGAGTTGCCAGTTGTACCAGTAAATGCACTGGGGTTTCCTGTGTAGTCTAAAGCCTTGAGGAAATAATAACGTGTAACCGCACTACCAAGACCACTGTGAGTAAAGAAGGAACCAGAAGTTTCACCTATCTTTGTAGCACCAGTAGAGGTGTTAGTTGTATTTACGTATACTTCAACTTTAGAAAAGTCATTATCGGCGGGGTTATCCCAGTCAATAATGATCATTTCAAATCCACCAGTAACACTCACAAGTGTGGGTGCAGAAGGTGCAGTTACATCCCCTGTAATAGTAACAGTAGTTGTAGATGGGTCCGATAGAATACCCAACCTGTTACGTGAAGATATACGTAGGTTGTAGTCATCTCCGATCTGTACAGAGGGAATACGGGAGTATAAATTAGTTGTAACTATAGACTGGTAGTCAGTTTCTGAAGTTCTCTTCCACTCTAATACATAGTCGTTTGCATAAGCATTGTCAGTTACAGTCCAAGCTACCTCTGCACTAGCGACAGCAGTGCCATCCTCTTGAATGATAACCTCTGTTGTAGGTGTACCATCAAAAGTAGGTTGAGGTGCATAGTTGTACCTAGGTAGTGTCGTATTGTTAGCTGAGAATACACTAGCCTCTGCATTCCAGTCGTATGCATCTTCTGAGTTCTCTTTAAGTGTCAGGTCAACCTCTAGGGCTGCACCCTCACCATAAGCAAACTTCCAAGATACAACTTCAAAGACTTTCTGATTCCAACCCATACGTGAGTTAGTTAGTTTTATGTTGTCGCCAACTCTAGCTTGAAATGCTTTAAGACCAAACCTAGCACTAACAACAATTTGTTCCCTAGTTCTAAATAGGGTTTGTTTAGCTATACGTTGGGCTTGAAGTAAGTCAGTGGTAAATGGTAGTGGAAGTTCTAGTGTATTTCTTACCCCACCATCCTCTGCTTCTAAGACAGAAGATGTTACCATTGGGTAGTCGGTAGGTATAAAGTCTATCTCTGAGGATGTGCTTGGATCAGTAAAGTCAAACTCAGCAGACACTTTACCTGTAACAGAGTTGTAAAGATCACGGCGAGAAGTCTTAGTATCTACAGACATAGGGCCACGTAGGTCACCCTCGTCAAACACTGGACTTATAGGTGTACGGTATTCACCTACACGTAGAACCCACTTACCTTGAGCATAGAACAAAGAACCTGCACAAGACGACAGCATGGCAGGTATAATCTCCTGTGGTGCCATGTCCCGTGTGAATACGCCATTTAGATTATAGCGATCATTCATCCAGACAGCTTCACCTTCTGAGTACTCTATAACTTCCTCTTCACAAATGTCAGCTTCTGTAGCCCACTCAGTATCGTCAATTTCATCATACCCAACATTGAGGCCATGCTCTTGGGTTAGGTAATCTAGAATACATAACGCAGGGTTATTGCTATATTCCCAAGTGGACTCAGTAGTCTTTCTGTGTGTGGATACTCCAAGACTTGAATCATAAGCGTCAGATGTGCTATCTTTACGAGGGTCATATATCTTGCGTCCTTTTACGATAGCATTGATTGTAGGGACACCGTTAGTAAATACTTTCTGGTTGTACTCAAAATCAGTAAGTAAGAATGATGTACCGTTACCAGTAAAGTCTGTAGAGTTTACATCTGTAGAGTTATCTGTAAGTACGTACAGGTCATTTAAAGCTGTTGTATTGTTAGAGCCATTACCCTTAAATACTTTAATTACCTGATTAACGCCATCTTTCCAATCAGGGTGGTCAACAAATCCACCAGTAGCTACGCCTCCACCAACCTTAGCTTTATCAACACGTGTGTCGTTGACGTAAATGTCCTCAATCTCTTCGACAGGGTGACCAGCAATACAAATGACTTGTAGTAAGTTGCTGTTGTTATCAACACTTTCGATGTAAGTAACAGCACCACCAACACGGGTACGACCATAGATCACCTGCTTAGGTGAGTCTGGCTGTAGGCGGTTGCTTAAGTCTGGGCTAGTAGGTGTAGGTACATCAGGTGCTAACTGCTTCAAGGCCCACATTGTACCAGCAGTGTAGATAGCATAAGATGCAACTGTTGCGACAGTGATGACAGCGCTACCTGCAAATAATGCATTAGCAGCAACAAGTTCTGTAGTACCAATACTTGCGGCTAGAAGGGCAGACTCAATAGTCCCTGGCATCCTACGTAACTGATAGTTAGGGCTTAGGAACGTAGTACCTCTTGCCCATGCGCCAAATTCATCTCTCATTTTTCACCCCATGCAAACTGTATTTCGTCTGTTGGTATAAATTGTAATTCTCTAGTCCCGACGAAAACGGAACTATCACCTAGGCATATACCAAGGGCAACTCTTGTAGTGTTGTTTAATGACCACTTAGATGTACCGACTAAATTACCGTAAACTACTTGTGATGTAGGCACTCTATTTAGCTTCTCGTCTAATGCCTCATGCAGTTCGTTGTAGCCAAACTCTTGTTGCATCTCTTCTCTGGACAGGGGTCTATATCTTTCGTTGTAGTACCTGTCATACCACTCGTCAGCATATCCCTTACCAGTCATCTTACGCCAAGCTACATTGGTGAATACAAAACAATCATGTACACCCCAAGAGAACCTATTGTATCTATTCTGGTCTATCCAAGTTGTCAGGTTGTGTTTCCAATCGGGTAACATTTACTTCCACTCTACTCGCTTATCTTGGATGTCTGTTAAGAAGTCAAAGAACTTATCACCTGAATTACCACTGATACTCTGATGACTTGCTTTAGTGTATCTGGCAACCCTTGGTCGTTCTAGGTCAATTAGTCTGCTTTCCACATTAAGTGAAACGTCAACATTATCTGCTGCTTCATTGATGGTCATAACATCCATGTAACCTGAGAATACTTCTGCCATGTTAGTCACACCTACAATACCTAGGTATAACTTAGCTGCACGACCTTGGTAGTTCTCAGACAGGGCAGCAGATAGGATACTACTGTTAAGTCCGTTTAACGACAAGCTAAGACCTTGTGCTGATAGATCAAGAGCCTCTGAGGGTTCACCTATCTGTAGTAGGTTACCGACACCAATATAGGTATTTGTCGATCCATT